TGGCGACTACGCCATGAGCCTCCAGCTTCAGAACGAGCTCATCGACAAGCAGGCCAAGGAGTGGGCCTCTCTGGGTATCCCCATGCAGGACGTCCAGAACCGTGTGGCCCTCCTGAAGGCGCAGCTTGACCAGAGCCCCCGCATGGCGCTGGCGCAGGCTCTCCGGCAGTACGGCGAAGAAGCCAAAGACTGGACAAAATCCATGTCTGACGCCGTCTCGCAGGTTTTCGGGGGCATGGAAGACGCTCTGGCTAACTTCGTGACGACTGGTAAGCTGAGCTTCACCGACTTTGCTAACTCCGTCATCTCTGACCTCGCCAGAATCGCCATCAGGGCGAGCATCACCGGCCCGCTCTCCAGCATGCTGGGTGGGTTCTTCGGAGCTCCGACGGCTACGGCCAGCGCGAACGGCAATGTCTTCACTGGTATCGGCGACTACTCCGGCCGGATAGTCACGAGGCCGACACTTTTCTCTTACAGCTCTCATCTTAAGGCTTTTGCCAAGGGCGGCGTTATGGGCGAGGCCGGACCGGAAGCCGTCATGCCCCTCAGACGCATGAGCAATGGCCGGCTCGGCGTGGAATCGTCAGGGAGCGGCGTGAACGTCCCTATTAATATAGAGGTCGTAAACGAGACAGGTCAGAGCACAAAGGCGGAAGCCCGCCAGCAGAGGAATAACGACGGCGGCATGGACGTCACGGTCTACATCCGTCAGGTTGTGGCGCAGGACATCACGCGCGGCAACGGCGGTATGGTCGCTCAGGCCATACAGGGCGTGTACGGCGTGAAGCGCCAGCAGAGAGGAGCGTAGGATATGGCTCTCAGTCAGATTATGTGGCCCACAGATCTCCCGCAGGACCCGCTCATCGACGGGTACCAGCGGACCATGGGCAGGGATGTCATTACATCGGAGTTTGACGTCGGGCCGAAGCGCCAGAGAAAGCGGTCATCCTCGGCTATGACGCAGATCCAGTGCTCGTATTTCCTGCGCAGGAGCCAGCGCCGCTCTTTTGAGGAGTTCGCCAAGCTTGTCGAAGGCAGGTCCTTCTGGTGGCCGGACCCGGAGGACAGTTTCAAGTATAAGTACTGCCGCTTCGCCGAGGCCCCGGTCGTGAAGCCGAGGGACGGTATCCACTACCAGATCGATCTCAGGCTCGAGATGTGGCCATACATCGAGAAGGGGACGGAGGGGACATCAGGGGCATCGGACACTACGGGTGCATCCGGCAGTGGGACGTCAGGGGGCTAGCTCATGGCGAATGTCATTACCTCCGAGCAGTACAAGAAGTGGGTGAAAGAGTATGACTCCGATGACCCGCTGGTGGTGCTCATGACCATCACGCACCCGACGCTGTCAGAGCCGGTGCGCATCTCATCGGACGCCACGAAATTCATCCAGCTCGACAGCGAGACGCAGGAGCCCATCTACGGGACTGTATCCCGGCAGCATACCTTCTACGCCCTCCCGTTCCGCTTCATTTTGCCGGATCAGCCCGAGACGACGGACTCTTCCGTCCGCGCCACGCTGGCCATAGATAACGTCAACCGTGACTACACGGCTCTCATCCGCAACATCGACGTCAGCCCGACGCTGACTATCGAGATGTGCTTCGCTTCCGCTCCGGACACCATCATCGAGACTCTTCCGGTCATGATGATAGAGGATATCGAGTATGACGTGCGGACGATCAATCTGCAGCTCACCATCGATGACCCGCGGGTACAGACCTTCCCAGCCCTGCAGTTTTATCCGTCGCGGTTCCCCGGGCTGTTTTCCTAGGAGTTAGCTATGCTTTGGTGGGAAAAGTACGTAGGTATCCCCTTTAAGGCTATGGGACGTGATGAGTCCGGCGTTGACTGCGTCGGCCTCGGCATCCTGATGATGCGGAGAGAGAAGGGCGTCACGGTGGATGACACTGCCCTGACGTACACGGCGGCGGAGATGCGCCACTTCCGCTCTCTCCACCGCATAGACGCGCTCATCCAGTCAGGCCTCAGCCAGTGGCATGACATCGGGGACGATATGCCGCACCCCCTCGATCTGGCGCTCTACACGGTGCATGGCATCGAGTGTCACGCCGCCATGGTCATAGACGCGGGGCACGTTCTCCATGTGGAGGAGCGGCACTGCGTGCATGTGGCCCCGCTCCACATCCCCGGCTACATCCTCACGAGGATCCTCAGACATGCGACCCAGATGTAATCTTCCGGCTATTCCGGACAAAAAAGTTTTTCCCCTGAAGCCCGTGGCGGTCCGTGTCCGCCCGTCCCTCATGCGTATGGACGTCTTCACGGCCAGCGTCATGCCAGGAATGAACGTCATGGAGGGCCTCCGTCTGGCGTGCCGTCAGACTGGTACGCCCATTGGCATTGTCCGCATGGCGCGGGTGTTCATCAACGGGACCCCTATCCCCAGAGAGAGCTGGTGCACGACATATCTCCGCCAGGGGGACTATGTCTCCGTGTCAGCTCCTCTTGCCGGCGGCGGTGGCGGAGGCGGGGGGAAGAACCCCATGCGCATGATCCTCTCCATCGCGGTCATCGCTGTGGCGGCGGCCGCTACGTGGTGGGTCGGCGGCGCCGGCGGATGGAGCTTCGGTATCCTCCCGACTCTGCATCTTGGAGCCGTGGCCGGAGCCGTGGCGGGCGGCCTTGTCCTCATGGGCGGCATGCTCCTCGTGAACGCGCTCTGCCCCGTCAGCACGCCGAAGCTCTCAGGGGCCAAGGACAGCGAGACAGCCCAGAAGATATGGTCCATCGACGGCGCACAAAACAAGACGGATCCCTACGGCCCTGTCCCCACGGTGCTTGGCCGTGTGCGGTTCGCGCCGAGGTTCGCCGCCCAGAGTTACAGCGTGCTATCGGGGAATGACCAGTACGTCCGTTATCTCTTCGTCGCTTCAACAGGAGACTGCACCGTAGCCAACCCGAGGCTCGGAGACACCAACTTGTGGAACTATCAGGGGGCGGAGTGGCGCGTCCACAGGAACTGGGCTGGCGGTGCCCTGGACTGGTTCGGCTCGGCGGCTACATCCGAGAGTTTTAACCTCGCGATGAAAAACTCCGTGGGCTGGCAGACCCGCACCACGGCCAAGGACTGCACGCACGCCCAGCTCATTCTCATATTCGACAACGGACTGAAGCACATAGACAGCGAGGGCAACGGCTCTGCCGTGGCGGTAGACGTGGAGTGCAGGTACAGGCCAGTCGGGTCTTCCGCGTGGACGACGTCCGGCTACCACTACGAGGGATGCACCATCAACCCGATGCGGCGCTCCATCGATCTGTGGCTCCCTGCCGGCCAGTACGAGATAGGTCTAAGGAGAGTGACGCCAGACTCTGACTCCGAGAGTACCAGAGAGACGACGAGAGACACCTTTACCTGGTCCGCTCTCCAGAGCTTCAGAGCTAAGCCGGCAGTGGTCGGGGACTCCAGGCATCCCATGACACTTATCGAGCTCTCGCTTAAGGCCACTGAGCAGCTCAACGGCAACGTGGATGAATTCAACGTGGAGTGCTGCAGCCTTGCCCCTGTCCCTGACGGTGACGGCTGGACGTGGGCGGAGACATCTAATCCGGCATCGCTCTTCATGCGGGTGATGATGGGCACAGACATATCGAAGCCGTGCGCGTGGGACGACCTCGACATCTCCTCCTGTAAAAATTTCTATTCGTGGTGTGAAAAGATGGGGTGGCGGTATAACGCCCTTTTGACGTCGAAGACAAATGCCGGCGAGGTGGTGCATAACATCCTCTCTTCTGGTCGCGGTTCCTACGCTCTCCTGAATGGCCATGGCGTCATCTACGATGACCCAGACGCTCCCGTGGTGGACATGCTCACGCAGAGGAACTCGTGGAATTTTCAAGCGAAGAAGTCGCTGGTGTTCGAGAAAGTGCACGGCCTCAGAATGCGCTTTATCAATGAGCAGAAGGACTACCAGGAAGACGAACGCGTGGTCTACGATGACGGCTACAGCGACGCCAACGCGACAAACGTAATCGAGTTCGAGCAGGACGGCGTGACGAATCCGGATCTTATCTGGAAGCATGGCCGCCTCCGGCTCGCCGAGATGCGCCTGCGGCCGGAGACCTACACCGTGACCGTGGAAGCGGAGTCCGTCACGCTGCGCCGCGGGGATAAGGTGCGCGTTCTCCATGACGCGACTTTCTGGGGGATAACTTCAGCGGCTATCGTCAAGGTAAATCTCAATTCCGACAAATTGATTGAAAGCATTGAGCTTGACGACTACTGCCCCATGGACGAAGGCAAAAGCTACGGCATCCGTATTACAAACTACAAAGCTACGGATGCTTACTATAGCGTCCTCACTACCGCGAATGCAGAAACGCGGATTCTAACGTTTGCAACACCTGTATCCCCTGACACTACAGGCATTTCCGTAGGCGATATTGTTGGGTTCGGTCTTACGTCTTCCGTAGGCGCTGATCTTGTCGTCCTCTCCGTCACGCCGTCTGAAAACTTCTGCGCCACAATTACGCTTTGTGACGCTGCGACAAATATCTACCAGGCTATCACAGGCAGCATTCCGGAGTGGAACTCTCAGATTACCGCGCCGACACGGTATCAGGTGGGGAAGCCCAACCCTCCGTCAATTCTTGGCATTGTCTCCGATGAGATGGTGTTGCGCAGATGGCCGTAACCTTCCTTCTCCCGGATCAGCCAAACGGGGTGCATCCCGCAAGCGTTCTTATGTCAGTGCGCCGCACGGGCAGCGAGGATCAGTGGGATACGTACATGTCAAACGCCGTTATAGGCGACACATGCACCATTCTTGACCCGGATGTGGAAGAGTCTGTCTCCTATGATATAAAGGGGCAGATAACTACGACTTCCGGACTTATTTCTGATTTTTCGACTACTGTTACCCATAAAGTGATAGGCAAGACGAATCCGCCGCCGAATGTGGAGAATTTAGTTATTACTCTTGAACCGCCGTCCGGTATCAGGCTTAACTGGGACGCTATAGACGTCCTTGACCTCGATCACTATACGGTCACGGGTATCAACGGTGGCGACACCATAGCTAACACCATGGTTTGCCCCGTGCCGAACACTACAGGCACGGTTATATA